ATGTCGCGCAGCCGCGCCGGCCGCTCGCCGCGATCGGTCGCGGAGACGGTCAGCCGCCCCTCGCGCCCGCGCCAGTCCTTCGCGCTCCAGTCGACCAGCAGCGGCGGCTCGACCACGACATGCGGCAGCGCCGAGCGCACCGGCGGCGCATCGAACACCGCCGCCTCGCCCAGCGCAGCGCACAACGCCGCGACCGCGGCCGCCTGCACCGCTTCATGCCCGCTCATCGCACCAGCCCTCCCGGCCAGCGCAGCCGCGAGAACGCGCCGCGCGCGGTGATCGTCACCGCGTCGCCGTCGCGCGACACCCGCGCATCGGGCAACGCCGCGCGCACCGCCTCCGCCAGCCGCCCCGCGACCGCCGAGGCGCGCGCCGCCCCGATCCGCGCGGCGATCTCCTCCCCGCGCGTCATGCCCGCCGCTCCGCCGACAGGCGCAGCCGGCGATACGGCCGCCACAGCGCCGCCACCGCCGCCGGCGGCTGGCCCGTCCGCCCGCGATCCTCGAACAGATGTGCGATCAGCGCGACCACGCCCTGCGCCAGCGGCGCGGGCAGGCCCGCCCAGTCCGCCGCCAGCCCGGCGGTGTAGCTCACCGCCACCCGCCCCGCGCCGCCCGGCTGCGTCACCCGCACCCAGCCGCGCCCGCCGCTGTCGATATCGATCGCATAGCCATCGGCCGGCAGCACGAAGGGCGCGCCCTCCGCCGGCAGGCCGGTGATCCCGGCGATCGCGCTCACCGGCGCTTCCGCCAGCATCCGCCATTCGGCCGATACCGGCGCCACGTCTTCCACCGTGCGGCGGATCAGCAAGGTGCCGGTGAACGCCTCGCCGAGCAGCAGCGCGCTCGCGGCGAGTTGCTCCAGCAGCGCCTGCTCCCCCTCGCCGGAAGCGCGCAGGAAATCCCGCGCCGCCGCCACCGCCGCCTGAACCGCGGCGGCGGGAATCGGGGCGGCGCTCATCGGCCGCGCCGGCGCGCCGCGCCGGTCGTTCTTTTCGTCGTCATATGTGTCTCCGGCATTTTGGCGGCACATCTTCGATGCGCAGGCGGCACCGGCCCGCTCCCCCACCCGGCCTCCCACGAAAGTATCCTTGATGGGAGGCCGGGTGGGGGAGCGGGCCGGTGCCGCCGGAAAATGCGCCGTCCGCGCATTTTCCAGACTGATTCTCAATAGAGCGCGAGAATGTCGCTCGCCGTGGTGCCGGTCGCGCGCACATAGGCGGCGCGGAACGGCAGGATCGCGCCGTTGGGCACGTTCTTCCATGTCTGGTCGCCCACGCCGGAAGCGCCGCGCATCACGATCGTGCCGCCCGTGCCGACGTAGAGCGCCTTGGGGATATCGGCGAGCGCGTTCACGTCGTGCGGCGACACCGCCGCCGCGCGCGTCGCCGGCGCCGATACCGCATCGGCGCTGTTCGCGAATTGATCGGCCATTTCGCCTTGCTCCTTCTATTCCGGAAAGCGGCCCGCGCGCGGACGCGACGCGGGCCGGTCAGGCAATCAGTTCGCGGCGAACTTCATCAGCTTGATCGCCTCGCTGTTCGAGACGCAGCCGCCGACGCGCTTCGTCGCATAGAAGCTGACGAACGGCTTGTTGCTGTATGGATCGCGCAGGATCGCGGTCTCGCTGCGCTCGGCGATGACATAGCCGGCGCGGAAATTGCCGAACGCGATCGACAGCGAGTTGGCGGCGATGTCCGGCATGTCCTCCGCCTCGATCACCGGATAGCCGAGCAAGGTCGCCGGCTGGCCCTCCGCCAGCCCCGGCTGCCAGATGAACGCGCCGTCGCTGGTCTTGAACTTGCGGATGCGCGCCAGCGTGGCGGCATTCATCACGAACGACGCGCCCTGCCGGTACGGCGCGCGCAGGCTCTGCACCAGGTCGATCAGCCGCTCCTGCGGATTGGCGGAGAAATCGCCCGCCGCGCCGGCCGGCACATATTGCAGCGTGCCGAACGGGCGCGCCGCATCCGCCGTCGCGGCAGTGGGGGACTGGAGGAATCCCTTCGGCCGGTTGGTCCCGTTGCCGTTGACGAAGGCCGCGCCTTCCGCCTTGGCGAACTCCGCCGCAATCTCCCCGGCCAGCCATTCCTCGACATCGAACAGCGCGTCGTCCAGCATCGCCTGCGTGGCGGAAGGATTGGCGTAAAGCTCGCCCATCGGCGGCGCGATCTCCACGAAGGCCGGCGTCGCCGTCTCGCTCCGCGCGCCATTCTCCGCCGCCCAGCCGGAGGGCGTGCCGCCGGTCGTGACCAGCTTGCGATAGCCCGCCGACCCGACCGCGACCACATTCGCCACCGCGCGGATCGGCGAGATCGACTTCAGCGTCGCGTCGATCACCGCGTCGATCTCCTTCGGCACGGCATAGCCGCCGCTGTCGCCCGAAACGCCGCTGAACGCCTTCATCTCCAGCGTCGCGCCGCTGCGGACATAGCCGGCGAACGCGCGGCTCCCCACCTTCGCCGCCGCACCTTCCAGCACCGGCCGCGCCATCACCATCTCACCCATGCACACCTCCACATTCCGGCCGCGCGAACGCGCCCGGTGAACGGATCGGGGACCGTCCCCGATCTCAATCGTCCGAAATCGTCTCCACCCGCGCGAGCGCCTGCGCCGGCTGGGCGACGAGGCTCACCTCGACCAGCTCGGCGGCGAGGATCTCGCGCCACGCCCCCTGCCGCGTGCCCACCGGGCGATATCCCACCGACAGGCCGGGCAGCGCGCCGCAGCGCACCAGCCGCGCCGCCTCCGCGTCGTCCACCCGCGCCGCGATCCACAGCCCGCGCGCGTCCTCGCCGATCGCCTCGATCGTGCCGACCGGCTCCCCGCGATGCTGCATCAGCAGCGGCACCGCGCCGGGCGCGCCGAACGCGCCGCGCCGGATCACGTCGCCCGCGCGGTCCACCCGGTCATAGACGGCGGCATGGCCCCGGATGCGCGTCACCGTACCCACTGGCCGAACCCCAGCTTCACCGCGAGCGCCGCCAGCAGCGCCGCCGCGATCCATCCCGCCAGCGCCTTCCACGCGCTGCGCTTGGCGTCGCGCCACGCCGTCAGCAGCGCGCGCAGTTCCGCCACGTCGCGCGTCGCCTCGTCGTCGGCGAGGCCGAGCCGGGTCAGCGCCCGCGTCGCGCCCAGTTCCCCCGCCTCCTCCGCGATCGCGCGCAGCGTCGCGAGGTCCGCGCCGCCCGCCGACCCCTGCGCGATCAGTTGCGCCAGGATGCCCGCGCTCATTGCGACCACCCGACCATCTGGCGCTTCTCCTCGTCGGTGATGAAGTCCGCCGCCGAGACCATCCGCCACAGCCGCTCGCGATCCTCGACCAGCGCCGGCACGCGATCGAGGTCGATCTCCAGCCGCCCCTCCGGGAACCATCGCGCCAGCCCGGCGACCAGCGCGCCCAGCACCGCGTCCGCCATCGGCAGCACGGCGAGCCGCCACAAGGCGCGGTTGGCCTCCTTGTAATTGGCGTAGGTCGCGTCGCCCGGCAGCCCGAGCAACATCGGCGGCACGCCGAAGGCCATCGCGATCTCGCGCGCCGCCGCCGCCTTCAGCCCGACGAAATCCATGTCGGCGGGCGACAGGCTCAGCGCCTGCCACTTCAGCCCGCCCTCCAGCAGCATCGGTCGCCCGGCATTGCCCGCGCCGGCGAAGCCCGCCTCCATCTCCTCCTTCAGCCGGCGGAACTGCTCCGCCGACATCGCCGATCCGTCGCCGGGGTCATAGACCAGCGCGCCCGACGGCCGCGCCGCATTGTCGAGCAGCGCCTTGTTCCACGCCGCCGCCGCATTGTGGATCGCGATCGCTCCCGAAGCAGCGCCGAGGCAGCCAAGCCCGTAATGGTCGTCCACCGGATTGAAGCCGCGGACATGGATCACCTCCTCGTCGGTCAGCCGCGTCACCCGCCCGCCGACGCGATAGGCGTAGCCCGCTGGCCATCCGCCAGCGTCCAGCTCCACGGCAATCCGTTCGGGGCGCAGCGGATAAAGCTCCGCCACCCCGCCGTCCGCGTCGCGCAGCACCTGCACGAAGGCATTGCCGTGGAGCAGCAGTTGCGCCGCGATCACTCCGGCGAGCCGCTCCCCCGCCACCCGCGCGGTGACGAGCGCCGCCAGCTCCGGCGAACCGTCGAGCGGCGCTCCGCCGACGCTCTCCGCCACCAGCTTCACGGCGCGCTGCGCGATCGCGTTGGAGCAATAGCCCGCGCGCACCTGCGCCTCGTAGCCCTGCGGCCAGCGCCCCGCCTCGTCGAAATACGTGCCCGCGCGCGACAGGGCCGGACGCGACCCTTCGCGCCCGGCGTTGGGTCCCATCAAAGTATTACTTTGATGGGTGCCCTTCCAGCCGAACAATTTCATCTCAATCTCCCGCCAATCCGTTCCGCCCGGCGAAGGCCGGGTGGCGTCAATGCGTCAAAGCTCGCGCACCGCTGCCGCGTCGCGCCGCCCGAGCATCAGCTCGGTCAGCGCCCACACCAGCGCATCCGCGCGATCCGGCGAGCGCCCCGGCCCCTCGTAACCGCCCCCGGCCGACAGCCCGCACAATTCGTCCTCCAGCGCCGGGAACGCCCCCGCGTGCCATACCTTCCCCGCCTCGTAGAGCGCGGCGACCGGCTCGGCCCGCGCGGCCTTGCCCCGGCTGGCGTGGACCAGCCGCACCGGCAGCACCGCATCGGCGGCGAGCAGGGTGGAGCGCACCATCTCGCCGCCCTGGTTCTTCTCGGCCACTACGCGATCCGCCCCGCGCCGCCCGGCGCAGGCGGCGACCGCCCGCGCCCAGCGTTCCGGCGTCGCGCCCGAAACGCTGGCGTCCTCCAGCACATAGCCGCGCCCGTCCGCGCCCAGCGCCACCGCGACGATGCCGCAGGCGTCGCCCTCCGTGCCCGCCGGCGGATCGACCCCCACCACGACGCGCACCGCGTCTGGCACCAGCGCCACGCGCCGCGCCTCGATCAGCCCACGCGTCCACAAGGCGCCCGCCACCTCGTCGATCAGCTCGCCCTCCAGCTCCTGCCGCCCGAGCATCGTCCCGCCATAGCTCTCCGCCATCGCCGCCACGAAGCTTTCGGGCAGGTGCGGATTGTCCGCCGTCGCCCCGCGCGTCTCGACCACGCCGGGCAGCGCCATCACGCGCCGCATCAGCCGCGTCGGGCGCGGCGTGGTCGTCACCAGCACGCGCGGCCGCTCGCCCAGCCGCATCGTCAGCATGAGGTTGTCCCACGTCGCCTCGCCGCCGCGCCCCCATTTGCCCAGCTCGTCGCACCACGCGAGATGATGCTCCGGCCCGCGCAGTTTCTCCGGCACCGTCGCGGCATAGACGGTCGCGCTCGCCCCGTTTGGCCAGCGCAGCACGCCTGCCGTCACCTGCCATTCCAGCGGCTCGCCCTCATGCGCCAGCGCGATGAGGCCGCTCGGCCCCTCGACCATCACCTTGCGCACGTCGTCGGGCGTCGCGCCGACCAGCGCGATCCGCGCCTCCGGCGTCGCCCGCGCCAGCGCGCCCACCCATTCCGCCCCGGCGCGCGTCTTGCCGAAGCCGCGCCCGGCGCGGATCAGCCACACGCGCCAGTCGCCCGGCGGCGCATATTGCCCGTCATGCGCCCACGCCGCCCAGCGATCGCGGAACTCGCGCCGCTGCGCCGGCGTCATCGCCAGCAGCGCCGATCGCCGCTCGCGCGGCGGCAGCGCGAGCAGCCGGTCGATGATCTCATGCGTGGGGTCGACCTTTCCGCCGCCGCTCACTTCGCGCCGCCCGTCGCCGTCATCTTCGCGCGCCGCGCCTCGATCTGCGCGAGCCGGGCGAGGATCACGCGGTCGCTGTCGTCCTTGTCGGCATAGCGGCGCGGAAAGCCGGTGGCGCGGCGCGGCTTGCCCGGTGCGTCGCGGTGGCGGCTGAGCAGCTTGAACGCCATTTCGACCGACACCGGCGGCATCGCCTCGCCGCCGGCGATCGTGCCGCTCTGTTCCCCGCCGAGCGCATGGCCGACCAGCCGCGTCTCCAGCATCTCATAGCCGAGCGCCAGCGCCTCGCCCCACGCCTGCGCGAAGGCCACGTCCTTGCGCCGCCATTTGTGGACGGTCCGTTCGCTCACCCCGCCCGCGACCGCCGATGCCGCCACGTTGCACGTCGCGGCGAGGCAATCGAGAAACGCCTCGCGCCCCGCCTCGGACCAGCGCGGAAAGCCGCCGTTCCCCTTCGCGCCGGCCTGCGCCGGTGCGCTGTCTCCGTCCGTGCCCATCTCCGCTTCTCCCGCCCGAACCCGCAAACGGAGACGGGCCGGGCGCAGCGTGACTCCCGTCCGCGCGCACCGGCCCGTCTCCCCGCCGACGCGCGCCACCGGAAAGCCGCCCGCCGGCCCGGAGTCGCAATTCGTCAGCGTTCCCGTTATGTACCCAAACAGCGCCGCGCTGTCAAGCGTTTTGTGCCTATTTGGTTCTCAATCTCGTGAGCTACTCCCGTCTTACCAGCGAGGCTGGCATCACCCTCGAGGGGCGATTTCCTGGCGATGACATCCCAGTGCGATGCCACGAATTTCGCGGGGTGGCGGGGGTGGCAACTCACGCCACTAGCGCACACTCGCCAACGATGGCACGTTGCGACGATGATGCCCATTTTCGTCGAAACAGATGAAGCGTTGCTAATGTTTCCGTCGATCAAAATGGCCGAAAGATGTCTCGATGCGGAGGATGTTCGCCACGGCGTTTATGCACGCGCTTTTGGCTCCTCCGGAGAGAAATTCGCAATCGAGGCGGATGGGAGACGGGTGATCATCACGCCGATAGCCCATGCTGTGGATGTCAGTGGATTACGGGAACTTCTCAAAAGATTCCTGGAAGCTGTCGGTGAGCCTGCTTCCGATGATGCCAGCCTTAAAGAGCTGGTGGCGACTGCTGAGGCGTATTGGGAGGAGCGTGATCCACTCGGGGATCGATTTTCGCAACCGGTCCCATGGTGGGGCTGCCTGTGGTTCGTGGCGGCTTTAGCTGGCGCCGTTACGTTCGTGTGGAAACTTGCCCACTGCAGCTAACTACCATCTCAAGCCGTTCCGTAAGCGATGCGACCATAAGAACGCCGCGTAAAACCCTCACGATCGTTCTCGGTCACGGCCCACCTCCCCCCCACATCGCGCGTGACATCTCCGCCCGCCCGCTCCATGCCATCCGGCTGATGCGTCCCGTCCCGCACCTCCATCTGCCTCATCCCAATCCGCGCCTGCTGCGCCGCGTGCCGGCGTGGCTGCGCTGGCTGCGGCAGAAGGTGCGCGGCAGCGAATTCTCGTTCATCGCGCTCGCCATCGTCGCCGGCATGGCGGCGGGGCTGGCGACGGTGCTGATCGGCGGGATCGCGCGCGGGCTTCAGCATATC